CCAGAGTATAAAGTTTTAGCCCTTAAGTCAAATAAACGTATCTTTCCATCCCACATCCTGTTGCGGTATGCAGGCATAAACTTGTAACCAGGAACATAGAAACAGAAGTGTTCTGATAACTCTTGTTCTATACTTGGCTCAGTTTCTATTTGGAGAAAGACTTCGTTTTTCTTTTTGACTTTGATGAGATCCATTACATACCGCTAGTGAATTTATTCCATTCAATAATATTCTTAATATTCTGATGTCGCCACTTAATATTTTCTAAAATTTCCTTTAAAGTATCTATAAGCTCTTGTGTGTATTGCATTTTTGCTTGATGTTCTTGAATCAATGGATCTGCATCATAAAACTTATCCATATCGCCCTTTAGAATTGTAAGACCATCAAGAGGATCATAACTCCATCCCAATTCGTCTATTTCTTCTTTACTTAATTTGCCGTTATAATGCAACCATTTGTTCTTAAGTAGCACTTTAAAGTCGTTATCTAGTCTTTTTAGTTTTAGCTTATTAATTGAGTATAATTCAAGATACTTCGAGTGAAGTTTAGCTGATTCTCTAGAAGATGTGTCAAGTTCAAGTTCATCAATCTGACAATCCTTTTTCCACATTTCAATTATTTGTTCTAATGTATTCATAATGTATTCCTATTTTTAAACCATATTATATTATACCACAACTATTCTATAATGTACACATTTTTTCCAATATTAATACCATTAATTAATGTGATTACATCATCAGTTCTAGTATAAGCGACAGGTTCCCCATCAACTGTAACTAATTGAGGATTTTCTTCTAATATCATATTTGTTCCATGTATATCTATACCGCTAAAAATAGTTTGATTTTCTTCTGTAGCTGTAAACTTATATGTACCGCTTCTATCGATAACAACTGCTGATAAAGTCGGTAAGCTAACTGTAGATACATCTGCTAAAGGTAAAAGTTCTATTGCAGAAGTTAAATTTATTTGTGATGGCATTCCTATAATTTTTAAAAACTTACAAAAATCAAAAACTGCCCAATCAAGTATTGCTCCTAAGCCAATAGCATCTAGGAATTTTTTAATTTTCTGTATATATTCTTGTATTAAGAATTTAGGCCATTCTTCTCCAAAATCTCTTATTCTTTCTATTAATCTATCCATTTGCCTTTCAGCTGATACAATAAATTCGTTTATTTCTCCACCTATTAAATCCATAACATTGAATCCTGCAATACTCAAAGCTTTTAACGCTTCTATTTTGGCTTCAACATCTTTAGACGCATCGTCAAGGATAGCTTGTATTAAAGCTTTTACGTTAAGATCTGTTAAACTTGGAAGTGAAGGTAAACCTAATGCATCCCATATTTCATCGAACTTATCAATTAAACCGCCAATTGCACCATGTATTAAACCTAAAGCACCTTTATTTAATTGACTCATAATATATGACCAAACAGCATCAGCTTTTAAATCATCTGAAACCAATCCAAATTTACCGTCGAATAATTTATATTCTTCTGGTAATAACGCATAGAATTGATCTATATTAGCAGCAATTTGGGATTTTAGTTCTGGTATATAAGTTGGATCTGAGAAAACTCTAACAACATCTATACTTAATCCCATTATAGAAACTTCGAACGAAATACTCAGTACATCGTTTATCAGCTCCATAATTTTTGCTTGAATATATAAATGATATTCCTGTATCATTGCACCGACTCTTCTTTCCCATTCTATTTCGGGAATACTAAGAGTACCATACAAAGGATTAGGAACAGATAACGGATAATATCCTAATATCTTTTCGATATCTTCCAGCTTATCTTGTATTTCTTCTATTTCGCTATTCGCAAGTTGAATAAAAACATTAGCAAGCTCTGCTTTAGTTGGAAGTAGTACCGCTGAACATGGTATAGAAACTGTGGTTGGCATTATTTAAATTCAAAATACGTATACTTAAATGTCACATCAGCTTGAAGATATTCTACTTCTGTTTGCTGTGTAGAAAATTCAACTGATGATAAATTAGTTGGAAATAGATCTCTAAAAACTATTTCTTTAGTTACATTATTATGACTAGACAAAATTAATAATGTTCCATCTGATTTATAGTTTTCTCCAACATTAATAATATTGTGAAGCCAATCGAATGTCTCAATGTAATTTTCCATATTCTCAGTAATGTTAAATCTTATAGCAAGATCACCAAACACAACTCTATCACCAGTAAATCCTAAATTTGAACCCTTATATGGAACAGGAACTTCTGATAAAGAAACATCAGGAACTGTAACTGCAGTACAGAAATAATTTAT